CAGTGCCATCAATGACAACACCAAGACGACCCTCAAGATAGTTGTCTCGCATCTTATTGGTGGTCACCTTTGCACGGCCACGGACAACATCTCTCCGTTCTGTCTCACGCTCACCCCGTTCTGTATTCATCTGTAGGGTGAGTCCAGCCTTTGCCATCATAGTCTCAAATGCTGCATCAGAATTGACTACTCTTAGACCAGTTCCTCCTACGGAGTACCGGACAACGTAGGATTTACCGCTGCCCGGTCCACCAGCAAGGAAGAAACATTTAAATATGTTGGGGTCTTGAAGACCTTCTTGTAGTTCGTGAAATGTTTTCATGTTGTCGTCCTATTAATTTTTGGTATCCTGCCATCTCTATAATGTATTTATCATCATCTGAAAGTGGAGCGAGTTCTGCGACTCTCCTTTCTTGAATTTGGAAGTTCATTTGCTTAATACGTTTTTTTCTGGATAACATCTTATCCTCCTTGTTTTTATGATATGTTGTCATGGCAATAAAATTAATAGTCCTCCTTTTGTTTAATCGTTAAGATGTGAATAAAAGTCTTCTGTGTCAGTGGTTGGTGCTAATGGCTTATTCTCATATTCATGGCTTTCTGCTACTTCTTCCAACTCAACAGCAAGGTCATCTCTTACTACTGATAATACCATTTCATGTCGCATTTGACCAAAATCAAAATCATGTCTGATTTTTTTGATTAAAAATTGACCATTGAAAAAGAAATCATATTTTTCATTCTTTTCTGTTTTTGCGGCAGTCTGGGTAGGTAGATTAAATTCTATCATGTCACCGGCACTTACCAATGTATTTCCATGAACTTCTAAATTTGCAGTAATTCCAAACTCCAGATGTGTAAGCATTGATTCTCTTACCTGTAACCATTTTTTTGTGTCTCCACCAACATATGGATAATTTCCATTTTCAGTGTTGTGGTAGTTGATTGTGCCTTGATCAACTCCATCTGCATCATGAAATCTTGATGTTGGAACTAGAAATGATTTAGCAGGGAAATCACTAATGGTGCCTGTTGGTTCTATGGGAGATGAATTTACGAGAGGGAAACTCTTTCCGGGCCTTCCCCCTACTAGAGAGTTTGCATGACTAATTTTTGAAAATGAGTTTAGATAGTTGAATTGTTGACGAGTTTGTTTTTTAGCAAACGTATCATATATTGTAAGATTTGAACTATATGCACCAAGTCGTTGACTCAACAAAGTATCACCGTTTCCAACAATTTGGTGACTCATAACAGTTCTCAAATCTTCAAATACATTTTTGGGTTTTGAACCCGCTATTGAAGTTGTATATTTCATTACAGGTGGATTTGCGTACATACTAGCAAGACTTCTGAAATGAAACCCCTTCAAGTCCTCATAAAACATATAGGGGGAGTTCAGACCATCTCTAGCAATAGCTTGTCTCTTTAACATATGAATTGCATGAATTGGTCTCATATTTGGAAATACAATCTTTTTTATACCTTCACTTGGCTCCACAAACAATTCTTTTGTGCAATCCAAATCTGACCTCATGATTTTTCTAAATAACTCTGAACATGTTCCCTCATAAGAACTGTTCAACTTTGTTCTCTGATCCTTCAACATTTCAGCACTTGAAAATTCTAATAGTACTGCTTGTTGACCATTACCAATATTGTCTCTAGTTTTCATAGAGGTTACAACAAGTACATTTTTACTAAAATCTATAACACCATTTTCTCCTGACATACCGGGAGTTCTTAATTTCAGTTTTATAAATTCTTGTCCTATGATGGGCCCGATAGCAACGAGATTGACATGATCAGTAAGCAGAATATTTCCACTGATAGCAGCATTTTCCAAAGATTCAAAGAAAGTAACATGCATGACAGAGCCTAGCAAATCCACGACCAAACCAGTAGAGGTTGTGATACTCACTTCATCTACTTTAAAATCGCCTGCCTGTGATATTGTCTCTGAACTTGCCTTTGCCATTAAATAATACTTTCTTCCATTAGTTTTTCAAACTCTTCAATAAATACTGGTATGTAAGATGGGTCCAATAATCTAATTTGTGCCAAGTCTTCTTGTATTTTGTTCTCATATTCATAGTTAGTCACAGATGTAGCACTAAAGTCAGGTGTGGTATCTGTAGTTCCAATATCAATTGTTACAGTAGTGTCTCCAGATGTTTGTGCAATCTCATAATGATGAATTTGATCTATGAGTTGAGTTGATGCACCAGAAACTGTAGGATACTTATCCTCTAAAAAAGATAACCATTGTGTATATGATTTTGGCCACTGATGATATCTATCTGTCACATCATTGAGTAAAAGAATAATCCAGTGTAACTCTGATTCACCATACAATTTATCAGCAAGAATTTCTGGCGTTTCACCATTTTTTACATCATAGGTATCAAAGATTAAAACATTTTCTCTGACCTTTTGTCTCAAAGCAACTCGTCTTAGAAGATTGGTTACAACCTTGAAATCAAAATTACCAGTGGCATCATATACAATACTAGGGAAATTTGCAAAATACATTTAGAAACCTTCTTGGATTAGTGATTTAGTAACAGTCTGCAACTCTGCAAAGTCTAACTGCATAGAAATTCTGGTGGGAGGAGCGCCAGTTGCATTTGATTTATGAAATGTCATTTTATCCCCACCATATGTAACATTTACATTTTTCAAATAACATTCTCCTATTTTATGTAAATATCCATTTTCTACTGCACCTGTATAGTATGCGATATCAAAAGTATTGGGAATAGACATTTCAATTCCCAAACCATCTGTATAATCTGGTGCTGAATTTTCTCTAAAAAGTCTAATGATACTATTTACTTGGTCTGCTTCTGGTTCAGATGAGGGAGTAAACATAAAAGTGTAAGAGAAATTTCGTTTACCAACACCCTCAAAGGTAACTTCCATTTTTGGAACTTTAACCTTTCCTCTTGCAATACCAACCGCAGCACCAGAGCCAGCAAATCCCGGCACTTGTTCTACTGCGGTCACAGCCAATTTTGTAACTCCTGCTCTTAACCCCTCCAATGCCGGACCAACTGATTTTTTAAATTGATCCATGCTTACGCCTTGTTCCATAAACCCTGCAATAATATCTGCACCAACAATCGCTCCAACACCTATCTCTGTTTCACCATATTTTACATTATATGATTGAGTAACTGTAGGTGGGAAATATAGAGCAACTGAGTTTTTTGTTCTAACTGTGGGTGCAAGTTTTTGAGTTAGGGATTTACCGTCATGTTTTTTCCCTTGCGCCTTTTTAGCATTAGATTGAATCTTGGCAGCTAGAATTTCTGCTTCCCTGTTCGGGGAATTTGTTGGGGTTTCAGTACCATCAGCCTCAACTTGTTCAGATTTTTTCGCTACCTCGGCAGCATCTTTTTTGGTGCTTTGAGTAACCTTTGCAGCTTTTCTTTCTCTCACAAAAAATGAAATGAAATGATTGTTGCCTGTAGACCCAAGGTCTAATGGATATTGGAATAATAGATTTGTATCCCCGCCGGGTTTACTTTCTCCACCAGATGGAAATCTCAGTCCTGCTGCCCTGTTCAGTCCCAGTGCTGATTTAACTGCCCCTGTAACAAGACCAGCGAGACCAGATTGAGCTTTGTTTCTTAACGCAGTAAATACAGCCATGTCTAAATAATCCTCATCTTCATCATTATAAGTATTTATACATCATGGCATACAAAGGACAATATAAACCAGACAACCCCTCAAAATATAGAGGGAATGTTCACAACGTAATCTATCGTTCTCTATGGGAGCGTAAGTTTATGGTTTACTGTGACAGAACCGCATCTGTGATTGAGTGGGGCAGTGAAGAAATAGTTGTTCCATACAAGTCTCCTTGGGATGGTAGAATACATCGTTATTTTCCAGACTTCTATTGTAAAATAAAACAACACGATGGCACCATCAAAAAACTTGTCATTGAAGTCAAACCCAAGAAACAAACAAAACCTCCAAAAGAACCACAAAGAAAAACAAAAAGCTATCTCAATGAGATAAAGGCTTGGGGTGTGAATAGTGCCAAGTGGAAGTATGCTACAGAATGGTGTAACAACAATGGTATGGAATTTAAAATACTGACAGAGGATGATTTAGGTATTCGTTATAAATAATTAAATGGCACAAAGTAAATTTATTCAAAGCGTATTAGACTCTGCAAGAGCAGAATCGGGAGCTAGTGGAGTAAAATCCGTTAATTGGTTTCGAGAAAAGATACAAGAGTTTGGAAAGCCAGGCCCACAACAGTTGTTACGGGATGGCAGAAGAACAAAGGGTGTGAACTTTGGAACACTCAATATGTTTATATATTCCCCAAAGCATAAAAAAACACTACCATACTATGATACTTTTCCATTAGTTCTTCCCATTGGACCAGCTGCTGGTGGTTTCATGGGACTAAATTTTCACTACCTACCAATCCAAATGAGAATAAGACTTCTAGATAAAATTGTAGACGGAGGAGGTAGCTTAAATGTTGCAGCGCAGTCAGGAAAACGTCCAATATTGATCACTGATTATTCACAACTAAAAAGAATACCAATGGCAAAAGCAATTGTAAAACATTATCTAACTGGATATGTTAAATCTGATTTTCGTGCCATCACATCAGAAGAATTAATCGTTGCAGCACTATTACCAGTGCAAAGATTCCAAAAAGGGTCTGCTCAAGCTGCATACCTAGACACGGCAAAAAGATATTAGGATAGAAAAATGGTAACAGCAATCGGTTCTTTTACAGACGCTCTCGCATTTGGTGCATTAAATGATGTATTATCATCGATTCATGAAAATAACGCAAATGGAAGACCAAACCAATATGAGGTTCAAATTCTACCACCACCCGGTAAACTTGCTACCCATAACTTTAGAGAATTTTCATTAAAAGCAGAGGCTGTCCTGATGCCCGGTAGAAGTGTAAGTACTCAACCCAAATCAGCTGATCAGTTGTATGGACCAGTTAGGGAACTGGTTACAGCACCACTATATGCTGATGAGGTGACAATGACTATTCAATCACCCAATGGGTTAGATGAAAGAATGATGCTTGAAAAATGGCAAGAATTAGCATTTAGCAATGATACCTATGATGTAGCATATTATAATGAATATGTTGGAACTTTAAACATTCATCTGTTGGATATGAACAATAGAAAAACTTTTGGTCTGCAATTGATAGAGTGTTTTCCAAAAACCATTACTGGTTTAAATCTTGCGTATGGTCCAAATACAGAAATTATAAAGACCAATGTAGCATGGTCATTTAGAGAATGGAAAAACCTAATGTTAGATGGTGCATCTCAGTCTCTTGGAGAGAAATTAATTGACACCGCTACAAATACTGTTGAAAGAGCTATTACAGCAAATGTACCATCAGTTTTAAGAAAACTGTTTTGAAAATTATTATGAAGGATATAAAATTATGGCGTTACCAAAAATTGATACACCAAGCTATCAACTAGAACTACCATCTAACCAACAAGTTGTTAAATACAGACCCTTTCTAGTCAAAGAACAAAAAATCTTGATGATGGCACAAGATGCCGACAATAAAGAAGACTCTTACAACATGTTAGCAGATATTGTTGATGGATGCACTTTCAATAGTATTGATATAAAGACTATGCCTATATTTGATTTTGAATATCTGTTTTTGAAAATCCGTTGCAAATCTGTTGGTGAGACTGCTGACCTTAATATTCTGTGCCCTGATGATAATGAAACCAGAGTTCCTGTTACAGTAGACTTAGATGAAATTGATGTTCAAGTTGAAGAAAATCACATCAATGTGGTAGGAGTGAACGAAAGTATTAAAATTATTATGAGATACCCAACAGTCAATGATATTAAGAGCGTGGGTGAAGCTGAAACATTAAATAATGTAATGAAATTGTTGAAAGTGTGCATCCATGAAATTCATGATGGCGACACTATTCATAGTATGATTGATATTACAAATACAGAATTAGATGAGTTTATTGATAGTCTGCCCACAGAAACATTTGAAAAAATGGCAGAGTTCTTTGATACTATGCCTAAACTAACCCATGTGGTAGAAGTTAAGAATCCAAAAACAGAAGTGACAAGTGAAGTGGTCATACAGGGGATGGAGAGTTTTTTTTCATAGCCCTTTCTCACACATCACTTAGGTCTTACTATGAACTTAATTTTGCACTGATACATCATCATAAATATAGTTTGACAGAGTTGGAAGAAATGCTACCGTGGGAGAGGGAAATATATATCGGTTTGTTAATGAATTATTTGAAGGAGGAAGCAGAAAAGAATAGACAGCAAGCCACTAGGAGATAAAGATGTCACAAAAAACCCTTGAGCCTGACAGTAAATTTTCAAAATATGATTTAGATGGTGATGGTATTGTGACTGATGAAGAACTTAATATGGATGCGAGAATGATGCGGTTAGATAATGAAGACAAGAAAGAGGATGCACAGAGAAGAATGGCTTGGTTTGCTCTTTTCGGTATGTTACTATACCCATTTGCAGTGGTAATATCTATGTGGATTGGCCTAGCAGAAGCAGGAAAAACATTAGGTTCGATGGCACCAACATACTTTGTATCAGTTGCTGCTATTGTTGCAGCATTCTATGCTAAGAATGCTTACCAAAAAATCACAGAAGGTAAGGAAAAATAATCATGTCTGAGATGCAAGGAGTTGAAAAAAAGCAAGCTGAGACAACCAAGGGAATAGCTGCAACCACTGGTGCAGTTAAAGGGGTACAAAGCACAATTGCAGATGGTGACAGAAGCGTAGCTGCTAAACTATCCATGATTGGTAAAGTTCTGTCTATAGAATCCCCGGCAGAAAAAGCAGCAAGACAACAATCTCAAGCCCAGGCATCTGCCTCAGCAGAAAACTTTCAAAGGTTGATACAACTACAAGCTCAAGGAAATGCAACTGAACAACAGGTGTTAGAAGCACAAAGGAGTATGGAAAGCACCGCTGAAGAAGCAGCTGAAGCAGCAGAAAAGAGAAGCATGTTTGATCGCTTTGGTGGTGATGAAGCACCTACTCCTCCCCCTAGCGGTGGTGGTGGTGGCGAAGACAAAGAGACAAAAAAAACTGGTGGAGTCTTTGGTAAATTTTTCAAAATGATAAAAGGGTTTGTTGGTATTTTGTTGGCGATTGCAATTCCAGCGTTAGCACTTATTTTGAACAGTCCGATATTTGAAAAACTTAAAGAAGCTATTTTTGATTTCATTGACTTCTTCTTTAAAGAAATATTGCCAGTAATAAACAGTATTTTAGATAATATAATGCCAAATATAAAAAACCTGTTTGTATCTGTAAAAAAGATTTTTAATAGTATAAGTGATTTTTTTACAAATTTGATAGCTGGTGATTTTGATAAAGCATTTGGTAATCTCAAAGATATCGGTAAAGAATTTGCAAAAATGATAGACAACTCCCTTACAGCTTTAGTAAAGATAGTGTTAGGGGCATTTGGAGTTAACGTAGACAAGGAATTCACTGTATTTGGCATCTTTAAAACTTTTTTCAAAAAGATAGTAGATTTCATAGAAACCATTGTTCGGGCACTGCCATTTGGGGGCCTTGTAGCTGATAAATTCTTTGGGAAACAAGACGCAAAAGATATGTCAAAGGAAGACAGAGTAGAAGAAACAGGGGATGCAGAAAAAGAGGTCAAAGGACTCACTCAAGACATAAATCGTCAGAAGAATAAACAGAAAGAACTTGCCGAGGAAAAAGTAAAATTAGAAAAAGAGATTGCAGAGGACGAAAAGAAACTGTTGGAGAGGGGGGAAAATCTTACCGCCAAGAATAAAATGGGGGAAAATGTAAGGCAACGCAATTTGCGTAATAAGAAAGAAAGGTTAGAAGCAACGAAAAAAAATCAAGAAGGAGCAAAA